CCCTATGTAGTTAGTGAATTACCGTCACCGATAATCTCAACCCGAATCGAGCGCGTAGCTAGTGCGCTTTACCGATATTAAAGGCTGCAAGGTTGCGAATTGCGGTACGCTACAAGCAATGCTTTTAGTGATAGTTGCCGGTGCTGATATCCGGCTTAGTGTTATTCGGTGGTGTACTTTCAACCACTCCCAAGTTTCCTATTTGCACCGACGTGCCATTACCGCTGCGTATCAGCCTACGCATTAACTATCAAGTCATAACAGGTGAGGACTTACACCATAGAGCGTTAACATCATCACGTTAATGATCGCGACCACCTTAGAGCCAGTCTGTTATGACTTCATAGTGCCGTCTTTCCGGCTGTCAATTAACTTTTACGATGTTAATCCAATCGTCTTTTCACCACACTGAGGACACAGAGTATTTAAAAATCATCTTCTTCTGATTCGTCATCAAATAAATCAGCGCTTGCAACTTTAGCATCAGAGAAGGTTTCGCCATCTCTCTTGAATTGAACACCAAGGAGATTACATAGAATTTGTTTACCGCCTTTTTTATGATCTGAATACCAGAAGTCAAAAATAGCATTGACGTAACATCCAGCATAAACTTTGTCATCTTCTTCGGTAATGGGCGAACGGTCTTTATCGAATACTGGAATGCGTTTGTTCGATGAGCCTTTAAGCGCCATCATACCTTCATAGCCATCAACGTCTTTGGTATCGCCATCTTGAAAACAAGTTAGTTTAAGACCTTTAGGCGCACCGTCTTTAAATGTTTGCGCAATGAATTTATCAATTGCCGCTTGAGTAATTTTATGATTCTTGCTGTCTTTTTCCATTAGGACGGTAGCTTCGAATTTTGTTTCCTCTCCTTCAAATACTGCTTTTCTGAAAAGAGATGGGAATGATAAACGAACGTCGCCTAATTTAATTAATGTTTCTGACATTTTAGCCTTCTTGCTTATAGCGTTATGGTTTTGGGATTAGGTGAGGATGGGTTATTGATAAATCGCCAATTAAGTGATTTCCCATCCTCGTTTTAACTTAACCGGAGAGATAAGTTGAGTTAAGTTTAGATTGATTTATTACTTGTGTCAATCGTCAAATTCAGAAAAATCATTTGCAGAAACTGACAACGATTTTCTTGGATCACTTTCTGGCACAACGGTTGGTTTGCCCGATTTTTTAACTATCAGATTTTCAAAGTCTTTTATGGTTTTCTTGCCTACTAACTTTTCGAATTTAGCCACAGAAATAAAATTCATTTCGTAAAGTTCCTCGTCTGTATGGTCAATTCGTAACGCACTTTCTGCCTCATCAATATTTGCCCAATCGCGTGAACTGCGACCTTCGACAAGTTTGTAGCCGGTAAACCCATCGCCACATTCTAAGCGCTCTCTGACGTGTTCTTCAATGGCACTCAGCCATGATTTAATCAGTGTTGCGCTACTCAGTGCAAGGTTAAGCTCTGCGTCGGATAACCGGTTTACACTGGGTAGCTCGTCGAAAAAACCAAACTCGTTTTGAATGGCATTTTCTGTGTAGCGCATAAGCTCTGGGCATCGTGCTTTGTGCTTACACCATTGACATTGCTTCTCACCAGCAGTCAGTGGGGCGTTTTCCTGCATAGCCAATTCTGCTCGCTCTTTTACCCACTCACCAAATGCTAGTAACTCATCGATACTTATTGTCAATTCATCAATATGGTCTAGTCGCGGTTGGTAGATAATCATTGTGATGGTCTTGATATCTTCGAGCATACCAAACTCGCTATAGACTCCTAGCGCGTAGATTTTGGTTTGCGTAGTATCAGCATAAACTTTCACGCCTTTACCGTACTTCAAGTCGATAATCGTTACGTTATCGTCATTTAGAATGATGCAATCGGCTGTACCAAACCCGTCCTGCGCGTACTCGCTGTAGTCGAGTTTTTGCTCATAGATTTTATGACCTTTGTGTTCTGCAATGAAATCCATGTAATCATTTACATGGTGGCACATGGCTTTATCTACTGTTATCCAGTTTGTTTCGGGTAATTGCTTACCTTCAAAATCAAACGGATTGAGATCACCTTTCAAGCATATCTCTGCAAGCTCATGCGCTGCCGTGCCTTCGTCTGCAAATGCGCTACGGGATTCCTTATAAGGCTTTTGCGCTGCGACGCTACCGGAGCAATATAGCCAAGTGGCACTTCCACTTGCGCTCAGTAAAGAGTGTTTAGGTGCTTCTTCATTAGACATTGAAGCTCTCCAAGAAGTTATAAAATTCAGCATAGTGTTTAGGCGCAAGCGTCATTGTGCTGGATGCACCCAGTTCAGTTAACTTATCTATAATGCTATCTTTAGGAACAGCGTTGCGTTGACGCAGTTCAAGCGCCATTTCTTTTAATAGTTTTGATGTTATGAGAAGTTCAGGTTCTTTTACTTCTTCAACAGGTTCTTCAGCGAGTTCTTCCACTTCTACTTCTACAGGCTTTTCTTTTTTCTTTACTACTTTAGGTTTTACTTGTTCGGTTACTTGTTCAATGGCTGTTTTCTTAGTGCTAGATAATCCTGCTCTGCCTTCATCTCTATCTACTTTCATCGCTTTGTTCATTGCTTCGTGGTGCTGTATGTCAGTGATGATTTCAACAGTTTCTTTGTTATCTTCAATAATTGCAGGTGCTAACGTTTCATCAAGCGTTTTGACAACATCCTCAAGTCTGAATTTGAACGCAGTTGATTGCTTAGTTAGCGTTTCATGAATACCGTTACTGATACCTGCTTTGATAATTTCATCCGTTTGCACTAAGCGCTCTGCCACTTCATGCAATAACTCATAGCTAAACTGAGTGTTTGTGCCATGTATTAATGAGAGTGAAATGAATTCACCAAGTTGGGTGTTTGTGAGTATTGTTAAATCATTCATTGTGTTTTTCCTCTGTTGTTGTAAAATGAGAGTCAATCTTAACTTAACTCACAAAGAGATGCAAATGGAAAATGAAGAATTTTATGACGGTGTGACCGTTGATGATGTGGTGCAGTGGTTTGGTGGTGAGCAGGTTGTGTTAGCAAAGAAGTTAGGCGTCACTAAAGCAGCGGTGTCGTATTGGGTAACTGAAGGAAAGATACCGGCAAACAGGGCGATACAGGTTGAGCAATTAACCGATGGGGCAATTAAGGCAGTTGATTTACCAATAATTAAAAGATAACGAGGATTGTTTATGGTGGCGTCTACTAAAACGTACCGCATAAGTCGCGGGGATAAGAACAGCGCTGTCTGTCGCAATAAAGAGGTGACATGGGAGCGAATTTGCACGGTACTTGGTAAGCACAAAGTCGCAAAGACCAAAGAGCAGGAAGGCTGGTTCTGTGGCGGTGGGTTCAGTGGTGGTTATCGCAACACAGAGAACCTGCTTGGGCGTTCGCTTTTGACCATTGACGTTGATGAATGCGCAATGAGCAAAGGCGAGATTGAGTTCGAGCTGGAGATGACCGGCTTTGCGCTGGTTGCGTACTCAACATGGCGTAGTACAGATAACGCTAATCGCTTTCGTATAGTGCTACCACTGTCACGGGAGGTCAGCGCGGAGGAGTACGTTGCCGTGATGCACTGGTTCGCGTCGGAGTTTAGCAGTTTTATTATTGATGACAGTGCTTTTAAGCCTGCTCAGTTTATGTATATGCCAAGTGTTAGCGCTGGTTCGATTGAGTCGGCTTTCGTGATGGTGATGGAGGGCAGTGAGGTTGATGTGGAGGTAGCGCTTGCCTTTCCTGTTGAAAAGCTGGTGCAGGGAACTGTCAAGGAATACTTGACAACTGAATTCGATGTGGATGATACGGATGATGACGCGGATGATATGCAGGGACTCTCGCTTGCACTCGCGCATGAACCAATTGATGTCAGTGATGCACTGGTTGAAGCCAATCTCGATGCACTGGTTGAAGCGGCAGGTGATTACTCGACGTGGATTACCGTCGGGCAGGCATTGCATCATCAATATAGAGGATCGGATGAAGGGAAGTTGCTTTGGCTTCACTGGTCTGCTAACTCGGATAAGTTTAACGCGGCAGATATTGACCGCAAATGGCAATCATTTAAGACGGAAAAGAAAGTACGCCCGTTGACGTTTGCCACAGTGATTAAGATGGTCAAGGACAGTGGGGTAAGTGTTGGGGAGATTGTCGAGAAGCAGGTGAAAGAAATCTTTGTCACTGGGTCGGAAGGTCTGTCGGTTGATAATGACCGTGCGTATGAGGATGTGCGCAATAAGTTGCGTAAATTACCACTCAGCGCTGTGACATTAACCAAGCGTCAGCAAATCGCACAGGACATTTACGACCGCTGGGGTAAAGGTGAGGGGATGACGAAGTCAGCCATTGTTCGTGAGCTTTGCCCACCGAAGAAGGGCGGACTGGTTGTTGAGGAGATGCCGTCGTGGTTGAACAACTGGGTTTATGTACAACGACCAATGGAGTTTCATAACTTAAAGCACGGCTACTCTATCAAGCGCGAAGCATTCAACGCGGAGTTTGATCGCATGGATGAATGCGTCGCAGCGGAAAGATCAGCATCGTCGATGGCGCTCGTTGATTGGAAAATGGATACAGTCATCGATACCATGTACTGGGCGAGTAAGAATGATGGGATTTTCGTTAATGATAACGATGGACTGCGGTATGTAAACTCGTATAAGAAGCGCGGTGTGTTGCCATGTGAAGTGATGGACGACGATGGGTTGCGTGTTGTGGATATGATGCTCAAGCACTTGGAATTTACGCTGGTTGAACCTAAAGAAAGGGCGATACTGCTGGACTGGATGTGCC